TGAAATTCTGGTGCGGTTGATATGATAGACCAAATAGTCCATACACAAACTGAGTGGAATTGATAACAATCTTAACTTTTAGTTTACATTGAAGATAACTGTAATTGGAAATTTTCTTAATAATAGCAGAATTATTAAGAAACGATGACCATGGTAATATACCTACTGTTGTAAAGTTGGATCCCACATCAAATTCCCCACTTGCAATTTCAACAGGTCGTCTTAAAAAACTCCCTAGTTCAAAATCTCCTGTGTAGATATTTGATGCAACATCATCATAAATTGCAGCTGTGGACAAATGCCCTTCAGCTTCAGATTCATCATAAGATACAACCTCCAATTTTTCACCTTCAACATGATCACCAACAACGCCTTGCGCTTGATTGGATTGGAGTGTAGCTTTAACATAATCATTAACTACATTATCTTCTTCAGATAAACTTAAACTACCATTCATTTCACTAGAATCCCTGTCAGGGATTGGTAAACTAGTGAAATCCCATGGATGTGGTACCATGGGACTACCTCTGCACATTTCACGGTGTGCAGGCCTCGATATACATTTACCAGTTTGTTTTACGAATATATAGAGAACTAATCTACATATAAGACAATACTATGTGTATTGTACACAGTTTAAGTTTAAACACATTCCAGGTGTATATGTGATCTATAATGTCACATGTTTTGATGAATTCCAAAATTCCTTACGTAATTGTTCCCACGTGGGTAGTGGATTATCAATTATATAAGAATCGAGATTTTCTTCATGGATAATATCCATGAATATTGCACGTTTTTGTTCAAATTCATCCCTACCATGCCAGAAGTACTCACGAATAGCACTACTTATAGTTGCTATACTCTGAGCTTCTGGAGTGATAGTTTTTGAAGCTACTCCAATTAAAACCATCTTCTCAATTGAATCGATTTCAAGAGGAGCAACTACTGCACCTATCTCATGATCGTATCGCCATTCTCTTTTGAGAAAACTTATTTGATCAATGTGTAAAAAGGGTACAGATTCTGC